AGGCTGACCCGGGGCGCCAGGGCTACCGGACGCACCAGCCGGGCCGGCCGACGGCGAGACGTGCGGCGTACCGCCGAGCTGCCGCACCTGCTGCGCGAGCGTGCTCACGTCCTGGCGCAGCTGGTCATTCTCCGCGGACGTCCGCGACACCAGCGCCGCCGTCCAGGTGACCGCGATGACGATCGCGATGACGCCGACGATGACGGCGATGTCCCGCCCGCGCGGCCGGAGCGCCATCAGTGGCCGCCCTTGGTCAGGTAACCCATGATGATCGCCGCCACAATCGTCGCGATGACCGACGCGATCGCCGCGTAGGTCGCGCTGCGCACCGCGGCCCGGGCATCCTTCGCCTGCTGCTCCAGGTTGGTGATCCGCAGGAGCATCGCGGCCTCCCGCGCCTCATACACCTCGCGGAGCACGAACCGTTCCAGCTGCGCGGCCAGGTTCGCCGAGTCCCGGGCGGCCTGCGCCTTGAGGTCGAGGATGTCCTCGCGCGAATCGTTGTGATTCCGCTCGATGAGGCGCTGGAGATCCCACAGGGTCGGCGCATCAGGCACTCGGCCCCCTCACACCCCGGTCCAGACGGCGCGCAGGGAACACTCCAGCCCTGCCGTGGTGTCCACAGCGGTGATCGCCGATTCGGTCGAGTACCAAAGGTCGAGCTGCATGTAGTCGGACACGTTCGCGTACACCTCATGCCGCGAGTTCACGACCTTCGGCTGCGTCGAGGCGCCCGTCGAGGTGTAGGCCGTCGCGCCCTCCCAGCCGCCACCCGAACTCACCCCGGTATGGCTGTTGCCGTTCACCGCCAGGCTCGCGGCGAGCAGCATCCCCGACGCGCCCGTCCCCGACAGCGACGCGGTCACCGTCACCTCATACCAGCCGGCCGCCTGCACGGTGTACCTGGTGGGTGAACCACCCGACCAGCCCGAATAGGTGTCCTCGTCGGCGGTGTCGAACGCGATGAACTGGTGGGTGTTCTCGGCCACGGTCAGCGCGCCGGTCCGCCGTAGCCGCACGACCGGCGGGGCGAGCAGGAACGTCAGCGGGTCCCGGACGAGGCTGTTCATCGTGCCCGGCATCTGGGCGCCCGGCGTCCCCGCGATGAACACCGGGATCGGGGGCGGCTGGAGTGTCACAGCGACCGCCACACGGCGATCAGCCGGGACGCGGTACCGGCGTTCAGCGACGAGCCCTGGTTGTGGGAGGCCTGGAGCTCCACCGTGTCGTTCACCGCCATCCGGATCAGGTGCACCACCTGAATGGCCGTCCCGATCGTGGACGTGGTCGCCGGGACGGACACGGTGCCGGCGTAGGTGGCGGAGCCGCCCGCCGCGATGGTGTGGAGCAGGCGAGCCGCGCGGTACCCGGTGTTGGAGGAGCCTTCCTGGATGGACGCGAGCCCGGCCACCAGGTACAAGCCAGCGCGCTGGCAGGTGAGTTTCGTGTTCGCGCCGGACGACCACATGCCGTAGTTGTCGACGGTGGAGGCGGGCATCTGAAGGCTTGTCCAGGTGCCGACACCGGACGCGATCGTCTGCGTCGTGCCGGACGCGGTCACCTTGGCGATGGCCGGGTAGTTCAGCCACCGGATGACGTCGCGGATGTGCAGGTTGAGCGGGACGTTCGCGCCGCCGGTCGAGTCCGCAGTGATCGCATCGGCGGCCAGCCACGTCCGCGGAGTCGACGGCAGAGCCACCGTGGTCCCGGTGCCGGCGCACGCCCACCGCAGGGTCAGCGTCGCCGCCCGGCCGGAGATGATCGTACTGACGGAGCCGCCGGAGTTCTGATACGCCATCAACTCGATGTAGTCGCCTGCCGTCATCTGGAGCAGGTCGACGGTCATCGGGGTGATGCCGTTGTGGCCGCCGCCGGGGATCTTGGCGCCTTCCTGGACGCCGCCCCCGTTGATCCGCAGGCCCGCGATCGCCACCGTCGACACCGAGGACGTGTTGACCGGGACCAAGCCCGTGCACAGCCACCAGTTGTTAGAGGTGGCCGCCGCCGGCATGAACCAGCGGGACACGTTCGACACGTCGGAGTGGCCGGCCACGTTGTCGCATAGCTCGGCCAGCGGCAGCGGAGTCCACGTCGATGAGGTGAGCGACGTGGTGACGGTCGCGACGCCCTGCATGAGCGGCCGTTGCCGGTGGAAGGCGACCGCCATGGCGACGCTGGACTCCATGAGCTTGGCCTGGAGCGGGTCGCCGTACACCCCGGTCGCCTTCTCGATCCAGGTGTGGGGCGTGGCGGGCGCCGGAAGTACCTGCCCGGACGGCATCGTCAGGTTCAGGACGGTCGTCATCAGGCGGCCATGCTGTTGCTGCCGAGGATGCCCTTCACCGGGTCACCGACGATCAGAGACGTGGCCGGAGCGACGCCGAGCGTCAGCGTCGTCAGCCACTTCCCCGCGGCCTGGTCGTTCTCGACCCTGAGCACCCGGTAGAGCTGGCTCGTGCTCGGCGCGCCGACAGGCCGCCGGTTCACCGTCACCAAATCGCCGACCTCGGCGCCGAGCACGAATGCCCACACACCCGGCGCGGACGCGGCCGCCGAGGCCGCGTCGATCGTGACCTTGTCGACGCGCCGGATCGGAGTCGCGAACCTGGACAGGAACCAGCACGCCAGAGCGAAGGCGTCCGCCTGCGACAGCAGGCGCACCTCCCGGTCGAACGGGAGGGCGGTCTTGCCGCCGTACTTCCTGATGCTGGCCGTGTCTGCGGCCACCGCGGTCGACGAGGCGAGCACGAACGCGTTGCTGGCGGCCGTGAGCAGGACGTTGCTGATCCTGATCAGGTTGTAGAGGTAGCTCGGGCTCGGCGAGAACGAGATGCCGCGCTGGTACGGGATCTCCCCCGACGCGGTCAGCTCGCCGAGCGTTGCCCGCGATGTCTGGTGGTAGGACTGGAGCCGCGGCCGGTACTGGATCTGTCCGGAAGCGTCCGGGAACGCAAGCCCGTCGTCGTAGCCCGCCGCGGTGGACAGCTTCCCGACAATGCTGTTGGTGTCGGTCGGCTCAGTGCCGACGGACAGGCCGCTGGAAGCGATGATCCGGGCGCCTTGCCAGCCGGCCGAGTTGAGCTTGCGGACCATGTAGCTGTCGATGGTCTCGCCGCCGTAGTGGCCTTGGAAGTTCAGCGACTCCAGGTGGCTGATCTCGGTGGCCGATAGCTTGCGCGGATAGACGGCGATGTCGGTATGAACGGCATTCCAGAAGCGGCCGGTATTGAACTGGTCGGCTTCGCCGCCGACGCTGAGCTGCGTGAACACCGGGACCAGGTTGGCGCTGCCGGAGGCGACCTGGCTGCCGCCGTTGTAGAGGATCCATGACGTCTGATCGAACGCCAGCGCCCATGTGAGCCACGACGCCGACGGCTGCCCGGTGCTGCCCGTCGTCGTGGTCGCGTGGCTGCTCTTGTCCCACACCGTCACCTTGTAGGTCACCGACGTCTTGTCGATGGAGATCTTGATGACGGAGCCCTGGGCTACCCCGTTGCCCGGGTCGGCGTTCCGCAGGATCAGCAGGGTCGGATCGAGTGTCCCCGCCGTGATCACCGACCGGTCCGAGAGAACCTGGATGTTCATCCCGAAGACCGTCACACCGCTGCTGATCGACGGGAATCCGGTGTCGTTGGCGACCAGCGCCCACCCCTGCGTCGCGATCTCGCCCGAGGTGAGGCCCGTCTGCCGCCACGCCGAACCGGTGTCGCCGAGGACGCTCTGGAGTCCGCTGCCCGCGTCGAAACCTTGCGTCGAGGTACCGAAGTCCGCGCTGCCGTTCGCGCCGGTCCCGAACTTGCTGGGCGTCTCCACCAGCTGCGCGGTGCTGATGCCGGAGATGTTCGCGGCCGCGGTGGCGCCGGTCGGGTCGTCCAGCTTCCACAGATGCGTGGGGTTCTTACGCAGCAGCTCGCCTTCCAGCGCGGTCCGCGACGCGACGTTCAGCACCTTCCACACGTCCGAGCAGGTGATCGCGACCTGCTGATTCCCCTCTACGTCGTGGGTTGTAGTCGGCTGTTCACACCAGCCGGACGCGAACGGATACCACTTCCCGCCGTACAGGGCGTCCACCAGGTAGGGCGTCCGCACGTCCAGCGGGGTTGTGGTCATCACATCGGTATTGGCCGTGCTGACCGCGGCGGCCGGGGAGAAGGTGATGGTCGTGGTTCCGGCGGCCGAGCTGAGCGCGGTGGCCTGGAAGACCGTCTTCTCCTTCAGCGCGCCACCGCTGGTGTAGAGCTGGAAGAAGTCGCCTTTGAACAGCAGATTCGTCGCGCTCGCATCCGGGACCTTGATCGTGGTCGTGGTGCCGGCGGCGTTCGCGGTCGCCGAGACGATCTGTCGGCCGGCCAGTGAACCCTGCGGGTCGTCGAAGAGCATGTAGCTGGGTTCGGTCTGGGCGTCACCCAGCTCGTACTGGATCCCGCGGGCCGTTCGCGTCGCCCGATGCATCGCGGCGACGCTGGTGTACGTCACCTGCTGGAGTGGCGTGCTGACGTCATACCCGAGGCCGATCCTGGCCCGGACCAGCGGATAGTTCGCGTTCGGCTGCGTGACCGCAGTGCCGACCTCTTTGATCGCGACGGCGATGCCGACCCAGTTCGCAGCCACACTGGACGACCAGGCGGGCGTCTGTGTCGCAGTGGACGTGCGCCAGGTAGGCGCCATCTTGACGTCCGGGCCCGTGCGGGACACCTGCGTGAGCGCCGTCCAGCCGGCCGAGGTGACCGTCACCGTCGCCGCAGCGTTGTCGATGGCCGCAGCCCCGACCATGAGGCAGTTCGCGGACCCGGCCGGGCCGGGCATGACGACGCTGAACGTGGTCGCCGCGGACGCGGTACCGACCGTGACCGAGTCGACCGTTAGCCAGTCCGACAGACCCGCGCCCTCGAACACCGAGCACGTCACAGTCCCGACGTCGCTGGCCTGGACCTGCATGCAGGCTATGTAGGCGTTCAGGCACTCCCAGCCGTCATAGGTCGCGTGCGGGCACGCCCACACCGCGATCTGATGGCTTCCCGAGGCGTTGCTTTCCGTTCCCAGCAGCGTCCACAGGTTGCGCGGCAGGTCCCCCACCGTCACCAGCGGTACAGAGCCGTCGGTGACCCGCCAGGAGACGACAGCGATCAGCCAGTTCGCGGTCGTCGGCGTCGTCAGGATCTGGACGTCCGACTCGCTGCCGGTCCCGGTCCACTGGTTCGGAACGGTGATCGCCATCTACCGGCCCGCCGGGCGCACGAAGGAGATGCCGCGCTCGATCGCGAGCGCTTGGAGTCGATTCAGCAGCTCATCAGCAGACCAGATATTGCCGTTCACGTAGATCTTGGTGTCGTGGACGATCGGCTGACTGGCGCCACCTGACGCCCCGGTGAGCGTCTCGGCGTAGTGGCGCCTCGCGAGCGGCATCGCGCCGAGGTACTGGTTCTTCGGGCCGGGACCGAGAACGGAGCCGGACTTCTCGCCGCCCAGTGATACTGGCCGGCCGTTGGACGCGTTGATCGCCTCGACCAGAGACTTGTTCGCCGCGTACGACACGGCCTTGACCACGTACTCGCCGGTCGACGCCCACAGCGGGACGTCGTCGCTCTTGCCGGAGCCGCGGCCCCACACGCCGCCGCCGGAGTCGATGCGCCGCGGGCTGCCGCCGGCCGCGTACCCGTAGGCCATCGGGCCGCCCTCGGCCCGGAACCGCGGCGGCGGGACGACCACGCCGCCGCCGGCCCGGCCGATGTTGTTGATCGCGCTCTGCACGGCAGCTACGGCAGCGAGCGCGTTCGCGGTGCTGACCCTGATGTCGATCGGCGCTGGGCTCTTGAGGTTGTTCAGCGCACCGTGGACACCATCGACGGACTTCTTGGCCGTCCCGGCACTCTTGGGCAGCGTGACGCCGAGCGCGGCGGCGAGCCGGATGACCTTGTCCTGCGCCTCCTTGTTGCTCCCGGCCAGATCCCATAGCTTGGCGACCTGATCCTTGATGGCCTGACTCGCGGGCGAGGTCGCACCGTGCAGCTTGACCTCGTCGTCGCGCATCTGGGCGACTTTGGCGGCCAGGTCGTTGAATGCCGAGGACGCTGCGCGGGACTGCTGCGTCTGCAGCCCCATCTGCCCGTGCGAGGCCTTCAGCGCCGCAGTGAGCTGGATCTGCGATTCCTTCATCGCGATGGCGTCGTTGGAGTAGGCCAGCGCCGGGTTGAGGATTCGCTGGATCGACTGTTCCAGCTGGTTGTTCGCCTGCGTCAGCCGCCCGGTCGCTGTCGCCGCCGCACCCGCCTGGGCGGCGGCGTTGGCGAGGTTCGAGCCGAAGTTAGTCAGCGTGTTCCCGGCCGCCGCACTCGACACGTCAAAGCGGCGCATGAAGCCGCCCAGCGCCGACAGCGGCTGCCCGGCGAAGCCTGCCTTCTGCCCGAGCTCCTGGAACTTCGCGCCGAGCTGTCCGGTCGTCGCGTTGAGCCTGGTGAAGACCTCGCCGACCTTGATCAGCCAGACCATCACCGTGCCGAGCGCCTGCACGAGACGGCCCGTTGCGGCGATCATGTTGCCGAATTCCTGCGGGTTCCGGGCAACCTCATCCATGATCTGCTTCAAGCCGTCAGCGGCCCGGCCGAGTGCTTCTGGCAGCGTCGACCCGAGCTCGGCGATGATCGGGCCGGAGTCGGCCTTTAGCGACTCGAAGAAGTTGTGCAGCTCGCCGGGGATCTTGTGCCCGACCTCCTGGGCGAATCCGGACACCTCCGGGGCGAGGCTCTGGAAGAGGTTCTTGACGTCCGGCGCCATCCCGTCAAGGGCGGTCTTCTCGGCGGCGGCAATGTTGACCCAGGTCTGCTCGAACGGCTTGGAGAAGTCCTGGACGACGGCATGAGTGTGGGCCGACATGTCGTCGATCGCACGCTTGGCGACCGCAGACCCAGCCGTGGCCTTCAGGCCCACCAGAGCGAACGCGCCACCCAAGCCGACGGAGATAGCACCGCCGGCCAGCGTTGCAGCAGCCGGCAACACCGCCAGCCCGGCCACAATGGCGCCGATCATCAGCGGGCCCATCGACCCGATCGTGCTCAGGGCGCTCGACCCGGCCGTCTTCACCAGGTCGAAGGCGTTCGAGGCGAAGGTGCCCATCTTCTCGATGTCGCCGTCGAAGTCCTTGTACTCGCGCCGCAGGTGAGTCAACAGCGCGTTGTGGTCCTTGGCCGCCCCGGCCGCCCGAAGGTGCGCGAGCCTTTCCGCGCCCGCGGACACCGCCGCGTCCCGGGCGACCTGCCGCATGTTCTTGGCGAGCTCGTCTTCGGCCTTGGCCGCGGCCAGAGCGGACTCGGCTTGCTTGAGCTCGGCGCGTTCGGTGGCCGACGCTGCCCGCGCCTGGAGCTCCGCGGCCTTCGCCGCGTCGAGCTCGCCGCGCTCCAGCTTCTTGGCCGCCTCGAACGCGGCCAGCTGCGCCCGCTCGGCCCGCTGGCCGGCCTCCTGCGCCGACAGGCCCATCCGGCGGGCGGCGAGTGCAGCGCGGGCATTGGCGTCGCCGAACTGGTCCGACTCGTGAGCGGCCTTCTCAACGTCCCGGACGAACTGGGAGACGTCGGCCTTGAACCGTTCGACGTGCTCGTTGTCAGCCATAAACCGCTCGCTGGAACGCATCCACACCGGCCTGGTCGATCCGGGACTGAGCGGCCCGGACCGGAGGGGACAGGTACGGGCGGGCCGGCAGGTGCACCGACTTCACCCGGTGCCAGCCGCCGTCGTAGAAGAACACCAGGTAGCCGCCGTGGGCGTGGATCGTGCCGCCGTTGTTCTGGATGCCGGCGTAGACGACGCCGCGCGGCCCCGTGTCAGCCACCCATACGCCCGCGCCTTCCTGGCGGGGCATCGAAGGTACAACCGACGCCTGCAACCGGCCCGAGATCCGCGCAGGAGGGCCACCGGCCGGGGCCGGAGTCTTCGTGCCGCGCGGATGCGACCGCTTGCCGAGCGCGTCCCTGATCGCCGTCGTGCCCTCCTGTGCCATCGCGTGCGCGGCCGCCCGGCCGCCGTCTGTCTCAGCCCGCCGGGCGATCCGCCTGAGGTTGTCGCCGTAGCTCACCCGCGCACCTCCCGGATCAGGTTCTCGACGCTGATGAGCTCGTTAGCGATCCACGCGGGCAGCCGGTCGACCACGTCCGGTGTCCAGTTGTGCGCTTCGGCGAACGTGGCGTACTTCAGCAGCAGCAGGCTGCGCGGGCTTGGCTCCCGGCCGGCCGGGACGAGGCCGCGCAGGTGGTTCTTCAGCCGGAGGTACTGGCTGTGTCGTTCGAGGATTCGGCGCTGCTCTTCTTCTTCGGATCGGTAAAACCCAGCGCCTCCCAGTGCTCGCCGGTCGCGGCCAGCAGAGCATCGTGAGCGGAGTGGGGGACGAAGCCGAGCTTCGCCCGGTCACCGTTCGGGATCTCCTGGTCGAAGGACCAGGATGTGATGACGTGGGCGAGCAGCTCGTCGCGGCTGGAGTCGTACCATTCGGCCGTCAGCAGGGACCGGTCGACCGGATACAGCTTGTCGACCGCCACGGCCGTCGAGTGCGGCATCTCGTCCGCGTCGAGGATCTCCGCCCAGCGGCTCTTGCCGAGGTCAACGCGCATGGGTACGTCGGCCCCTCTCTGTGATAGGTGGGTTATGCCGTGTAGTCCGCGATGGCGGTCTTCAACACGGCCTTGATCGGGGCGAGGCCGCCGGAGGCGCCCACGTCGGTGGAGTTGAGGAACGCCCGGAAGTTGACGTCCCACATGATCAGCCCGGACTGGTCCCGCTTCATCTGCGGGTCCGTGAACTGGCACTTGGTCATCGTCAGAACCAGCTGCCGGACCGCGGAGGTAGCGCCGCCGTTGTCGATGGTGAGCACGTTGGCGCTCTTGGTTCCGGCGATCGCCGAGGTCAGCGGCGACTCGTCAATCGCGACGAAGGTGTACTTGCCGGTGACGGAGGTAATCGGTCCCTGCGCGATCACGTACGGAGTCTGTGTGCCGTCCGCACCGTCCTGGACGATCACGGCGCGGGCGATCGTCACCGACCACTCCGACAAGTTCGGCATCGCCGCAGCAGCGATCGTCAGCGACGACCGCCACGCCGGGATCACCTGGTCGGCAGTCGGCGCGTTCGTCGGCCCGGCCCCGGCCGCCGCGCTCGCCGACGCGGACAGCTTGCCCGACGTCATGACCAGGCCCTCGGCGTTGCCGCTGAAGGTCAGCTCGCTCAGCCGTGCATATGGGTACACCCGTGCACCCGTGGACGCGGTGAGGTTCTGGAAGTCGACGAAGGTGTGCGTCCGGCCCTGCGCGGTACCCGAGTTCAGCACACTGATCGTGTGCGGGTAGACGCCGGACACCGCCGCGCCCACCGAGTAGCCCGACATGATGTTGTAGAGCAGGTCGCCTGTGCACTCAGGGTTGAACGCCATCGAGAACGACAGCTCTGAATGCTGCGTCCCCATCACGGCGTCGGCCTCGACACCCATGGCTCCGCGCATGCCGGTGTCGATCAGCGGGTTCAGCTGCTCTGTCGGGGTCAGGTCCGCGAACGGCGCCCACCTGGACGCGGTCACGGCGGTGCCGGGAGTGGCGGCGGCTTCCAGGCCGATCCCGAAGGCCGACCGTGCGCCGGGGACAACTGCGGGGGCTGCCATCAGGAACCGTCCTTCGGGGTGTCATCGGCCGCGCGGCGGCTCGGAGTGCTCGCCTTGACCGGCTTCCAGTTCTCGTCAGGCGGCAGCGGGTCGAAGTCCTCGTAGACGGGGTTGCCGTCGGCGTCCGGCTCGTCGGCCAGCCGCTTCCAGGCGTGGCCCTCGGCGGGCTCGACGTTGTAGGTCTGGCCGGGTTCGGCGTACAGCGAGCCGCCCGCGTCCACGTCCAGGAACTGCGGGTAGGGCTTGGCGACCGCTCCGGTGTAGGTGAACTTGGGCACGCTCGCTCCTAGGCGAAGGTCACGGACGGGTAGAACTGGGCTTCGAAGGTGACGACGGCGACCGATGTGACCAGGCCGTTGCCGACGCTCACCGGGGTGTCCGTGCGCGTGTTGAGCGGCACGCCGCCCTCACCGGCCTGAATGAACACATGGCCGAGCGTCGGGTCGGCCCTGAGCATCCCCTTGATGGCGTCGAGGAGGTCATCGGAGAAGGCCTGTAGGTCTTCCTGCTGCGCTGACAGCGCGTACATGAAGACGTACAGCTCGACCGCGTACGGGTCCTTCTTGATGCCGGCCGCGATCCGGGTCTCCTGGTTGTCGGCCAGGTGCACGCACATGACCGCGCCCATCAGCGACCCGGCCGGAAGGGTTTCCAGGTACGGGTGGTCCTCGAATCTCGGGGTCCAATAGGGGCGGACACCGGCCAGGCCGGACGAGGCGAGCGGCGTAGGCCGGTAGATCTTCGCAGCGTCGTCCCAGGTGGTGCCGCCGAAGTAGCGGGCGATGCCGAGACGTGCGTCGGATCGGCTCACGTCGGGATCGGCCCCCACGCGGTCAGCCCGGCCGCCTGAAGTACCGCGTACGCCTGCTCGCCGAGGATCTGCGTCTTGGAGGTGTCGGCGCCGACGGCGTTCCCGTAGCGGGACAGGCTGACCGTGACCGGCACCGGGGTCGGAACACCGGACTGGGCGTCATGGCGGATGCCGTTGACGTCGCCGACTTCGAGGCGCCACGCCACCTGTTCGAGTGTGGCGTTCTTCAGCGCCGCGATGATCGTGGCGTCGGTGCTGTCGTAGACGGCGGTGACCAGGGCCCGGTCGATGTCGCGGGACGCGCGATCGAGCAGCACGGCGGCGTTCGGCGGGGCGGAGCGCCCCAGAAGGTCCGCTAGCTGCTCGACCGTCGCGTACGCCACGTCAGAACCCGCCGTACCGGTCGATCAGGTCCTGCTTCGTCGCGGCCGCGGCGTCCTCCGGATCCATGCCGCAGGAGACCGCCCAGCCGACCCATTCGCCCTTGGAGGCGGACGGGGCTGGCTTGGAAGGGGGGGCGCCCTCGGCCGGCCCCGACGCTTCCCCGGCGTACGGGGTGCCGTCGTCGTTGACGCGGACGAGCTGGCCCTTGGCGACCTTGTCGGCCATGTGCTCGGGCAGCGGCAGATCCATGTGGATCAGCTGGCCGCTCTCGCTGCGGAACAGGGCGACCTCGGGCCCTTCGGCCGCCATCAGGTGTTCCTCGGGACCTTGAACGCGGTGACGGTCATCACCACGCTCGACTCGATGATGATCGACCCGTCGGTCTGGATGAACCGGCCGGACTCGAACGGGCCCAGCCACTGGGTCGCCGAGTTCGCGACGGTGACGGTCAGGTCGCCGACACCGGCCGCCAGGCTCGGCGGGTTGGTGCCGGCCTTGACGGTGACGGTGCCGGAACCGCCCGAGGCGTTGGCGACGCGCAGGAGCGTCAGCTCCGGCACGGACTGCCGACGGTTCGGGGAGATGTCGGGCACCTGAAGGCCGTTGCCGGCCCCGGCGACCGTGGCGACACCGGTCGGGTCGGCCAGGTTGGAGTTGGGGGCGAGACTGGAGTACGCAAGTGCGGCGCGTGCCATTGGTCAGTTCTCCGATCAGGTGATGGCGTTGACGTAGGCGACACCGAGGCCCTCGGGACGCAGCAGCTTCGCGCCGTACAGCGTCAGGCCCTTGACGGCGTCGGCGAACTTGGCCTCGGGCCGGTACGCCTCGGTCTTGTTGATCTGCTCGGCGAA